AAATTTAGTGCTAATAAATAAAAATTTTTAAGACATTTTCAAAAATGATTGACAGGGGAAGGAATAAAAATGTTAGATGTAACAGAACAATATAACAATGAATGTTATAACAATTTTTATGCAAAATCAATTGACTGGGATGCTTATTATGAGCATTTAGCAGAAGAGGAAGATAGAGAATGGGAGGATAACGACAATGAGTAATGAATTAATAGTAGTTAAGCAATTGCCAATCATACAAGAAAGGTTAAAAGAGCTATCAACAGAAATAGAGAGAAAAGTTGAAAATGCAAAAAGTTTAATCTGTACAGAAGAAACTATAAAAGAAGTTAAACAAGTAAGGGCAGATTTAAATAAAGAATTTAAAGATTTAGAAATACAAAGAAAACTAGTAAAAGAACAAGTACTAGCACCTTATATGCAATTTGAAGAAGTTTATAAACAATATGTATCAGACAAATACAAAAATGCTGATATCGAATTAAAAAATAAGGTAGATAGTGTAGAAAATGAATTAAAAGCGAAAAAGGAACAAGAAATAAAAGATTATTTTGAAGAATACAAAACAGCTAATAATATTGATTTTGTTTCATATGGACAAGCAAGAATAAATGTAACATTATCAGCAAGTATGAAAAGTTTAAAGGAACAAGTAAAACAATTTATAGACAAAATAGTAGATGATTTAAAACTAATTGAAACACAAGAACATAAAGCAGAAATATTAGTTGAATATAAACAGACATTAAATGTAGCACAAGCAATAACAATGGTAACAAATAGATTTAAAGCAATAGAGGAAGAAAAGAAAAAAGAAGAACAAAAAACAGTACATATTGAAATGAATGAAAATCACGAAATAACTCAAAAAAGTTATGAACAATTAGAAAATATATTTAACAAACCTTTAGAACAACCAAAAGAAGAAAAACAAGAAGAAGTATTAATATTAAAATTTACAGTAAAAGGAACAATAACAAAGCTAAAAGAATTAAAACAATTTTTAGAAAATGGAGGATACGATTATGAGTAATGAAGTGCAAAAAACAAACAATGAATTAATGGTCAAATTTGATATTGATGGAAATGAAATTAAATTAACACCAAGTATAGTACAAGAATATATAGTAGGAACAGATGCTAAAATAACAAATCAAGAGTTCAAATTATTTACAGAGCTTTGCAAAGTTAGAAAATTAAATCCATTTTTAAGAGAAGCATATTTAATTAAATATAAGGCAGGAGTACCTGCACAATTAGTAGTAGGAAAAGATGCAATTTTAAAAAGAGCAGTATTAAATCCAAATTATGACGGAATGGAAAGTGGAATTATAGTTCAAAAAGAAGATGGAAGTGTGGAAGAAAGACAAGGAACATTTAGATTAGGAACAGATCAACTCGTTGGTGGCTGGGCTAGAGTATTCAGAAAAGACTGGACACATCCTATATATTCAAGTGTAAGTTTTAATGAGGTAGCACAAAAGACAGGACAAGGGCAATTAAATTCAAATTGGGGAAGTAAAGGAGCAACAATGGTTGAAAAAGTTGCAAAAGTTAGAGCATTAAGAGAAACATTTGTTGAAGATTTGGCAGGAATGTATGAAGCAGAAGAAATGCAACAAGAAATTCCGCAACAAGATTCTATTGAAGTACAAGCAGAAATAGAAGAACAAACAGAAGATACAAAAGAGGTATCAATGAATGAACTATAAAATTATATCAAGTTGCAGTACAGGAAATGCGACAATAATTAAAGACATAATTTTAATAGATTGTGGAGTTACTTTTAAAAAATTAGAAAAATATTATAAAAATTTGAAAATAGTGTTATTAACACATATTCATTCAGACCATTTTAAGAAAGAAACAATAAAGAGGTTGGCTAAAGAAAGACCAACATTGAGATTTGCTTGTTGTGAATGGCTATTAAAACCACTTTTAGAATGCGGAGTTAAAAGAAAGAACATAGACGTACTTCAAATTGGTACGAGATACGATTATAAGTTATTTAAAATTATACCTATTAAATTATATCATGATGTACCACAATGTGGCTATAGAGTGTTATTTGACGATTATAAAGTTATATATATGACAGACACAAAAACAATTGAAGGAATAAGTGCTAAAAATTATGACTTATATCTTGTTGAGGGAAATTATGACGAAGATGAAATAGAAGAAAGAATAAAAGAAAAACAACAAGATTGCAAATATGTTTATGAATTTAGAGCAAAAGATAGTCATTTAAGTAAACAACAAGCAAGTGAATTTTTATTAAATAATATGGGAGAAAATTCAGAATATGTGCTAATGCATCAACATGTAGAGAGGTAAATATGCAAACTACAGGAATAATCAATGATATAAGTATAGATTTTAACACACGAAAACCCAAAATAAGCCTTTTATTAGACACAAATGAATTAAGTATAGTAGAAGAACTTAAAAACGAAAATAAACTAAATGTCGAATTAAAGAAATGGTACAAGAAAAGGTCTTTAGATGCAAATAGTTATTGCTGGGTTATATGCGATTTAATTGCAAAGAAGCTAACAACAAATGATGCAGTAATAACAAAAGAAGATATATACAAAGATGCAATTTCAAACATAGGCACATTTCAAGCAATGATAATAGAAGAAAAAGCATTTGAAGATTTTAAAAGAATATGGGAAAGACAAGGACTAGGATTTTTAGTTCAAGAAGTTAGCAGAAAAGATAAATGTATAAGAGTAAATTGCTATTATGGAAGTTCAACATATAACACAAAAGAAATGAGTTTATTAATAGAGTTATTAGTACAACAAGCTAAAGAATTAAACATAGAAACAAAGCCACAAGCAGAAATTAATAGTTTGTTAGAAAGTTGGGATAAGAAATGATAGTAAATAATTTAAGCAATTCATTTAACCCAGTACCAAAAAACAAAATTGAAAAGAAAAAAGAAGTTACAGCAATTAAAAAGAAAAGCAATAAATTAGCAAAACTAGAAAAGAATAGATTTAGCATAATAACAAAAGATTTAGAACATTGTTATTTATGTGCTAAACAAGGAATAAAGAATATTCAAAAAGACGACATACACGAACTAATAGAAGGCAAAAATAGACAAGTTAGTATGAAATATGGATTAGTAATACCAATTTGCAGAAAATGTCATGAAATAGTGACAAATGATAAAACTTTACAGGATAAATTGCATAAAGTTGCACAAAAAGAGTTCAAAAAGCACTATAAAACAGAAAACTTTATGCAGATATTCGGTAAAAATTATTTATAGGAAGGAGGATGTAGAAACTAATATATAACCAAAAAGTTATTGAGTTTTTACGTCCTCATTTTTCACGAAAGGAGAAAATATGGAAGGCTGGATTAGAATTTATAGACAAATTAAAAATAGTTGGATTTGGAAAGATAAAGAGCCTTTCGACAAGCGAAGTGCTTGGATTGACTTATTATTATTAGTTAATCATAAAAACAAAAAAATACCTTTTGAAAATGGTTTTATCGAAATAGAAAGAGGACAAACTTTAACATCAATAAAACAATTAGCAGAAAGATGGAATTGGTCAAGACATAAAGTAAGTAATTTTTTAAACCGACTGGAACAGGACACTATGATAGTACAAGTCAGGGACACAAGAAAAACGCTTGTAAGTATTGTAAATTACAACAAATATCAACCTATGATAGAAGAAAAGGACATACATGAGGACATACCTCGGGACAGACTTGGGACATACCGGGGACACAAACAATAATGATAATAATAATATTTATTTATATTTATTTAATATATATAGCGCAAAAATTTTTGGAAAAAACTTTGGAGAAAAAATCAAATTAATTAATCAATGCAAAAGTGAAGAAAAATACAATCAATTAACAATAGAAGAGCAGGACAAATTATTTAATAAACTAATGAATATTAAATAGGGAGGAGTAACAAATGAAGATAACACAAAAAGATAGAATAATAAATTACATAAGACAGTTTGGTTCGATAACAAGTTGGGAGGCATATAAAGATTTAGGAGTAATGCAATTAGGAGCAAGGATAGACCAACTAAAAAAGGAAGGCTACGAATTTAGGACGGAATGGAAACAAAAGAAAAATAGATTTGGAGAAGAGGTAAGTTTTAAAAGATATTATTTAGTGGATATGGTAGCAGAAAATATGAATCATATTCCAAGAATAGATTAGGAGGTAAAATGTTAGTAAAAACAAGTTTAGGAGAAATAGTAAAAAATGTTATTGAGGGAAATGTTAAAATTACAGACAATTCAATTTGTGAGAAATGTAGTAAATGTGGAGAGTGCTGTACTAATTTTCTCCCAATAAGTCAAAAGGAATTAGATAAAATACAAAAATATGTAATAGAGAATAATATACAACCACAAAAACAAATGTTGGTAATGCAAAATAGATTAACTTGCCCATATCACGATGGAAAAAAGTGCCTAATATATAAAGCCAGACCGCTAATATGTAAAGAGTTTTACTGTTACAAAAAAGCCGACATAGAAATTGCAAAGAAATTTGCAGACGACACATATTTTCCAGTTGACATGTGGAAAATAGCGCAAGAAATAGAAAAGCAGAGGAATAGCATATGAAATATAAATATCCACAATTAGAACGGAATATGCGCAAAAGCTATCGAAAATGGTTGGTGTACGGGATGTCAACAGCTGGAAAGCCTTTATTTTAAAGGAGTAAAAAGTTGTAAATATGTAAATATACCTACTGCAGAAGATAGCATAAAGCAGATTAAAGAAAATTTAGGAATACAGGAGAAAATATGGGAATAGAAGATGTTTTAAAATATACACTTACTTTTTTTCAAGATATAGACAAAAGATTAGCTGAATTAAAGAATAAACAAAGTATGTGGGATATTAAGCAAGATGAACTATTACATTATATAGAAAATCATAATTTAGATGCAGTTAAGTCTTGTAAAATAGTAAAACAATTAAAGTATGTAAGAGCAGAGCGAAGACAAGTAAAAAATGAAATAGATGTTATTAGGTCTCTAAAAGATACTTTTGTAGATAAATATAAAAATAAATTTATAGAAAAAGACTTAATACAAGCATTAAAAAATTTAAAAGAACTAGAGCAAAGGAAAAATAATCCTAAATATACATATCAGTATTTAACTGAAGAACTGGAGATAAAAGATGAAATATAAATTTGAAATAGGTAAAAGACTAATGGGGCTAAATGAATATACAGCATATAACAGAGCAAACAAATATATAGGAGCAAAAGCAAAGAAAAATGAGCAAGCATATATAATTTGGTGTATCAAAGAACAATTAGGAAATATAAAAATAGACAAGCCAGTGATAGGACATTTTACTTGGATAGAAGAGAACAAAAGGCGTGATTTAGATAATATTTGTTTTGCCAAGAAGTTTATATTAGATGCACTAGTGCAAGCAGGAGTATTACAAGACGATAATAGAAAAATAGTAACTAACTTTACAGACAGCTTTGAGTATGCAGATAAGAGTAAAGTAATAGTAGAGTTGGAGGAAATATGAGTAAACAAGATAAGAAATTAGCAATTTTAATAATTATAGTATGGATAATATACTTTGGTGGAATTTTTATAGCTACAAGAAACAAAAAAATAGTAGATAACAATTACATACAAAACCTAGAAGAAAAACTAAACATATATGAAGAAGACTACGATAGATTTTGTTTAGAAGATAGCTTAAGGCAAATGTATTAGGAAGGAGCAGAAATGGGAGAGATAGAAGTAAACGAATATGTGAGAACTAAAAATGGAGTTATAGATAAAGTAGATGCTTTATATGGAATGATAGAAAATACAGTGCATTTAGAAAATCAAAAATGGTTTGATACAAAAGCATAGTAAACCGCAGCAAGATAATATCAGAAGTTGTAGAAGTTGGAGACTATGTAAATGGAAAGCTAATACACAAAATAGACAAAGGTCCAAATTATTGTTATTTATATTACGGAAATTGTAAGAAATTTGTAGACTATCAAATCAAAACAATACTAACAAAAGAAAGTTATATGGCTAATTGCTATAAAGTAGGAGGAGAAAATGAGTGTTAAAGGAAAAGTAAAAAGATTAAATAAACAAATAAAAAACTTGCAAGAAGAATTACAAACATATCAGTTATCTAATGATAGATTAAAAGTGGAATTAGAAGAGCAAAAAGTAGTTAAACAATATACAGAACAATTAGAAAATATAGTTAAATTTGCATTGACTAATCATATAGGAAATTTAAGAGGTAGAATGCAAATAGATAGATATGGAATAGATAAAATGCAAGATTTAAGATTGAATATAGATTATTCGAATATGGATAATAGTTACATAATTAGAGTGAGTTATTAGGAGGAGAATAGATATGTTAAGAATAAGAGATGATGTAGATTTAAAAGAACTTGTTAAAAAAGTAACAAAAAGGAGTAAATAAGAGATATGGACGAAAAGGAAAAAGAAAAATATATTTTAAAATTCATGTATAGAATTTTAACAGATAGTAGAAATCAAAATAGATATTGTACAACAATGTATGGAAATTTAGATGAAGATAAAACAGTAAGATTAGGGGATTGCATAAGTTATTTAGAAAATAAGTATCAAGAGTTATTTGGAGAGGAGTAAAAAAGATATGGAAGATATAGAATTAAAAATAATTGTGATACTGGTAGTGATTTTATGGGTAGTAATGCTTTTTATAACAGGAATAAGATTAATTAGTTGGCAAAATGAATACAACAATAAGAACGAGCAGATAAAATTATTAGAACAAAGTTTAAATGAACAGATACAAGAAAAAGAAGTATATATGAGAATGTTGGAGGATTGCAATAATGGTTGATTTAATATTAGAAAAGCCAACTGTTTGTAGATATTGCGGAAATTCTGTTGTTTTTACTTCAAATGCTGAAATATACGGAAGAGAATATGGAAATGGAAAATGTTTTTTATGCAGAAATTGTGGAGCATTTGTAGGAGTACATACAGAAACATTAACACCACTTGGAACATTAGCAAATGAAGAATTAAGAAAATGGAGAAAAAAAGCACATAATGAATTTGATAAATTATGGAAGGGTAAAACAAGAGAAATGATTAGATATAATGCGTATGGTTGGTTATCAAAACAAATGAATTTAACAAGAGATGAAACACATATTGCATTGTTCGAAATAGAACAATGTAAAGAAGTTTTGAAATTATTAAATAACAGATTATTAGAGAGGAGTAAATAAAATATGAAAATATTAAAACATGGTAAAAAATTTAATAAAGAAAAAATAGTAACTTGTAATTTATGTGGTTGTAAGTTTGAATATGACAACAATGACACTGAAACAGAAAAATCATTTTGCTTTATGACATACCCACCCACATATAAAACTTATGTTAAATGTCCTGAATGTAATAAAGAAATATATTTAGGAGGTGTTTTAAATGAAAAGAAAAACAGCAGATGAGATGTTTGAAGAATTAGGATATACAAAAATATATTGTGAAGATGGATTTTTTTACCACAAAGCAAAGAATAATAAAACAATATTATTTAATCTTAAAAATAAAGAATGGTCAGTTTATGATTATGACACAGCAGAGCAAAGAGGATACGGAAATAAAGAGCTTGAAGCAATATTACTCCAAGAATATGAATTAGGATGGCTTAATTGGAAAAATTATAAATTGGAATTAAATAATATTTAGGAGGTATTTTAAGTGAAAAAAAGATTTTATTTAGAAATAAATTATGATTTTTATTCAGATGAAAAAGAGCAGGAATTAAAGGAAATAAAAAATGAAATAACTGATGTTATTTTAGATTTTACAAATGTAAAATCTGTAGATATTTTTTATGTAGGAAAATATGTGGAGGATTAGATGAAAAAAGAAATAAATAAAACAACAACTAAAGATAGCATTGAATATTTAGAATTGCAATGTATTGTCAATAATAGAATACATGATTATGTTGCAAAGTATCATAGCTATCCTAAATATATTAAATTACCTTTATGGATATTTGAATGTTTAAAACAAACAATGTGTGAAGTAGACTTAAAAATAGATTATCAAACAGAAGAATTTACATTCTTTAATTTAAAAGTTTGTGAAACTGTTAGTATAGAAAAAGCAGAAGAAATCGAGGTGTTTTAAGTGAAAGAAAATGAAGAGATAGAAGAACTTGATGATGAAAATGTTGAAGTAGAAACAGATGTAAGTTTTAATCTGTATTGGACTTGCCCTAAATGTAAAAATGATAATTGCGAATATAATATTCCAGCAGATGGACTAGTAGAATGTAAATGTGAAAAATGCTCAAATACATACACATATTATAATTGTGTATATTAGGAGGTGTTTTAAGTGAAAGAAAATAGTATAAAAGAAGATATAATAATCTTAGAACAATTAATAATAGCAAATGAAAACTGTATTAAAAATGCTAAAAATAAAGACAATCCTTTCGTGAATGTTTGGAAAATACAAAATATAGCAATAGAACATATTTTATCAGATTATAAAAGAGTATTAAAAGAGAATGAATTGTTAAGACAACAAAATATATCATATAAAAATAATATTCATGAATTAAAGGAAGTGAGGAATAAATGAACGAGGAAGAAAAGAAAGCTATTGAAGATATGCATAGATTTGCAAATGGTATTGATATGAGTTGTGTAACTGCAAGACATATGAGTTATGTAACTGCAAGACAAATGCAGATAATATTAAATTTAATAGAAAAGCTACAAAAAGAGAATGAAGAATTAAAAGAAAGAATTAGAGAATATACATTATTGATTTTACCTTATTATGTAAAAGAAAACTTTATTTCAGTTCAAAAAGTAAAAGATAAGATAGAAAAATTAGAGGAAGAACTAGAAATAATGAAAGTAGACAATATGTATGGTAGATATAAAGAATATGGTGGAAAAACAAAATGGGAAAGGTTATTTGCAACAAAATATGGGATGCATGATGCCTTACAAGAACTAATAGAAGGGAGAAAATAAAATGAATGGAAATGATAATGGATTCATAAAAAATAGAAATAAAGAAAAACAAATTTGATGAATTAATGCTAGTTAATAGTCTATTAAATAATAAAGAAGCGGAGTGATGTACAAATGACAATAAATCATATATACAACATAATAGTAAATACAATGAGTAAATTGGAAAATGTAGACTTTATAAGAATAGACCAGAGAAAATTTAATCAAGCTAAAGTAAATGAGGCATATAAGATATTAGACAACCTCAAAGATGAACTAATAAGAGAAAATATAAAAAGAAAACAGGAGGTACACGAATGAGAATAGCTAAAGAAGAATATAACAAAGCAGTAGGCTGCTTAAAGAGATATGACTATAATTGTATTAATATAGTGAATATACAGAGCGATATATTAAGTTTAAGTATAGCACCAAATGATGGATTGCCTAAGGCACCATATAGTATAGGAGATACAGTATTTAACAAAGTAACGCAATTAGAAGAAAACAAAGAGTTGGATAAAAGCATAAAGGAATATAAGGCAGTGGTACAAGCTCTAAAATTAGTAGATAAAGATTCAAAATATATATTTGAGAAAGAATTTAGAGAGAGCCAAACAAAGTGGAAAGTGATAGCGGATATGAATGTATCAGAAGAAACATATAAAAGGAGAAAAAGCAGTTTGATTTATGCTGTATTTAATGAATTAAAAAAATTTGAAAAAAATTGACCTTTTTTTGACCTTTTTTTCATAAAAAACCGTGTTAAAATAGTATCATGGAAAAAACATAAAGAATCCCTCTATGCACAGTCAGAAATGGCTCATAGGACCGAGTGCAGACTTAAAATAGTAAGAAATAGCAGAGTAGAGAAACGGAAATCTCATTTGGCTCATAACCAAAAGAAAGTAGGTTCGACTCCTACCTTTGCAACCAAACGGCTAAAAAGTAGTAGCAATTGAAAAAATGCCGTATTATTAAGAGTTAGATATATTCTAGCTCTTTTATTATGCAATTAATATGCTAGAAAGTTCAAAATATTTAATACTTTGTAAGTAGTGATATAACATAGAATGCAAATCGACAAATAAAGTCGGTTAGTTCTAGAGTGCAATATTCTATAACTATATCATTACTTAGAGAGTATTAAAAAACAAAGGAGAAATGATGAACGAATTATATAAAAGAGAGATATGTATAAATTGTGCTAATGAAAACTGTAAAGAAAGAATAGAAATCAAAACAAAAGGAGATTTGTGTATAGAACAAATATATACACGAACAACAATAAAGTGCAAAGATTTTATATGTAAGAACAAGAGAAAGAAAAGAAAGTACTATAGCTGCAGAAATAATAGCAGATTGGAGAAGAGAAGAATATTACAAAAAGAAAGCTATAAGAAATAAATGTATAGTAGATAATAAAAAACAATGTAATATTTGTAAATATGGAGAAATATGTGAGGAAAGAGTATGAAAATAGCAGAGATATTAAAAAGAACAGATAAAGAAACATATAATAAGTTAAAATCAATGTTCAATTATAAAGAATGTATGAAGAGAAAATGCAAGGACTGCAGAAAAAAGAAAGAGTGTTTTAAGGAGGAAATATGTTAAAAGAATATAAAACTAAAGAATTATTAGAAGAAATAATAAGAAGAGAAGGAACACAACATATATGTATACAACCATATGAAAAGATTACAATAGAAATTAATAACAAAAAACAAAACCTTCATTTATATGAAGGTCCAGCTAGAATTGTGTTAGTTTATGATTAAGTAATTTTAGTACAAGGATAAAAGTCTTTTATAAAATTATGAAAATACTTTATTACATATATAACACATCAAGATAGAAACTATAATGAAGAAGATGTAGTTGATATAATATCAAATTCACACGATATTATAAGAAATATAGTAGATAAATATTTTGAGGTATAAAATGAACATAAATCAAAACATAAATAAATTGGTATTTTGACAAAATATGACAGTATATGTTATCCTTTTTTTGGAGGGGATAAAATATGGAAAAAGGAAATAATGAAAAAAGCACAAGTGGTTGCTTAATAGTATTTTTTATGGTATTTCTATTAATATTTTTACCAATATTAATAGGATTATTATCAAAAGATATTAAAGTATCAAATCAAGAAAAACATGAGGCAAAACTAATTGAAGAAGGAAAAACAAAGACCCATAATGAAGTAATAAATGAAATAGCAGAAATATTAAAAAACAAAGACAAAGAAAAAATCAAAGATTACTTAGCAATTGATTATACTTATTATGACAATAATAATATAGAGCATAAATATATTAGTAGTTTCTTTAATGACTTGACCATATATACTACAGACTACGAAATTGAAGAAAGAGGAAATGACCTAAAGGACGAAGAAACTTATAGAATATATTGGAATGTTGTAGAAGATAATAAGAAAAAAGGGATAGATAAAACTAGTCAATATTACTGCTTACAGAAAATAACAATAATGTTAAAAAAAGTAGTAAAAGAAAATGAAATAACTTATGAAATAGAAAAAATAATTTTAACAGATAATTAAGAAGCACTTACAAAATGTAAGTGCTTTATTATGTTATAAAGGAAGTGATACAATGGCAAATGAGCAAAACTTGAAACCTATACGAACCAAGAAGGAAGCAAGAGAAAAAGGAAAAAAAGGTGGAATAAAATCAGGAGAAGTAAGAGCACAAAGAAAAACGTTAAGAGAGGAACTATTAGCATTATTGGGAACTAAGGTAGAAGATAAGACGATACAAGAAAAGATAAGCTTTTCACTTATTCAAGAAGCCTTGAGCGGAAATGTAAAGGCATTTGAAACTATTAGAGATACTATTGGAGAGAAACCACAAGACAAGTTAAATATATCTGGAGAAGTTAATAATCCATTTTCAGGAATGACAACAGAAGAGTTGAGAAAGATATTAAATGAATAATAATATAAAAGAAGAATTAAAAAAACAAGCACGTTTGGAATTAGCTAGACGTGATTTTTTTGAATATTGTAAATTAACTGCACCAGATTTTTATAAAGAAGATAGACAATTCTTAAAAGATATGTGTCATGAATTGCAAGGCTTTTATGAAAGTGATGATAGAATTTGTGTAATAAATATGCCGCCTCGACATGGTAAATCAAGAACTGCAGGAAAATTAGTTGAATGGGTATTTGGAAATAACAATAAAGAAAAAGTAATGACTGGTTCATATAATGAAATATTATCAACAACATTTGCAAAATCAGTTAGAGACACAATAGCATCAGAAAAGACAGAAGGAATAATAGTATATAACGATGTATTTCCTAATACAAAAATAAAATTTGGCGAATCTAGTGCAAATAAATGGGCGTTAGATGGAAGTGGACAAGCAAATTATTTAGCAACATCGCCTAAAGGAACTGCGACTGGTTTCGGATGTACTTTAATGATAATAGATGACTTAATAAAGAATGTTGAAGAGGCATACAACGAAAATGTTTTACAAAAACAAATAGATTGGTTTAACAATACAATGCTATCAAGAACAGAAACAGGATTCAAGTTAATAATTATTATGACAAGATGGTCTAGTAATGACTTAGCAGGTTATATATTAGAAAACTATGACAATGTGAGACATATAAATTATAAAGCAGTTCAAGAAAATGGTTCAATGTTGTGTGATGCAATATTAAATAAAGAAGACTATGAATTAAAAACTAAAAATATGAATAAAGACATTATATATGCAAACTACCAACAAGAGCCAATAGATGTGAAAAATAGATTATACACAGCATTTAAAACTTATGAAAAATTACCACCAGCACATTATATTATGAATTATACAGATACTGCAGACGAAGGCAATGATTACTTATGTTCAATAAATTATCAAATGTATAATGAAGAATATTACATATTAAATGTAATTTATACACAAGAAGCAATGGAAGTTACAGAGCCAGCAGTTGCAGAAATGCTAACGAAAGACAAGGTCGGAAATGCAAACATAGAAAGTAATAATGGCGGTAGAGGATTTGCAAGAAATGTAATAACAAATTTAAGGAATTTAGGTAACAGGCATACAAATGTTAGATGGTTTCATCAGGGAGACAATAAAGTTGCAAGAATATTAAGTAATTCAACAGGAGTAATGAACAATGTGTATTTTCCTATTAATTGGGAAGATAAATGGCCAGAATTTGCAAAACATTTAAAACATTATGTAAGAACTGGAAAGAATGAACATGATGATGCTGAGGACTGCTTGACAGGTGTATATGAAAATCCAAAACCTAAAAATACAAATATGGAAATGACTAATAAGTCATTTATAAAAATGTAACATCTACTAAGTAGGTGTTTTTTTAATAGGAGGAAACAATGTTAAGATATAGCAAAGAAAGATTAGCGGAAGAAAAAAGTATAACAGATATATATTTTAAAGCACAACTAGAATTAGATGTTAGAAAAGAATTATATGAGAATTTTAGAAGAAAATTAACAGATGAAGAACTTTCAAGTTTAGATGATGAAGATATAAAAGTGCCACTAGAAAGATATATATCAGTTATGTCAGCTGGTTATTTTGGAGGAAAAGCACCAACATATAAAGTAAAAGCATTTAATGAAGATAAAGATAAAATAATCAAAGAACTATTTAATCATGAAACTAACGATGAGCAGGAAATAAAAGAAATAGAATTACTTATAAAGCATATAACAGATTATAATAAAGATGGTTCACATTTCTTACATATGGTATTAGATTATTTAATAAAAAGGGCATGTTATGAAATATATTATAAAGATGAAACAACTGGAGAAATAACAATAGCAAGAAGTGATGCATTGGAGACAGTTGCTATATGGGATTATTCATTACCTAAAAATTTAATAGGTTTATACAGAATAATTCGTACATATATGGCAAATGGTGAATATCAACAAATGGTAGAATTAACAACAGCAGATGGAAAAAGATATTATTACGATACACCTGAAAAAAGAAAGATGTTTGGTACACCTGCATATGAACAAAAATTCAAAGACGAACCATTATTTAAAGAAAACGAAAAAGAAAAACAACCTAAAAAATGGGATGATGATATACCAGCAACGGCAATAGAAAATTGTGATGGAATGGCGATATTTGAACCTGTAATAAGTTTAATAAAAGCATATGAAAGATGTATTCAAAATTCAAGAAATGTATTTAAGTATAATGATGAAGCAATATTGAAAGTTAAAGGATATCAACCAGAAAATCCAATGATTATCCAAAATGAAAAAGGCGAAGACATTATAAATCCAGCGAGACAAAAAGAAGATGAATATGTATTAACAAGCAGAGTTAGATATTTAGATGGAAACAAAGATGTAAATAGTGACATAGCTTGGGTTGAAAAAAATGTAAATGATACAGCATTACAAAACCATAAAAAGACGTTAATTGACATTATTTGTTTATGCAGTTTTTGTCCTAATATGACAGACCTTGGATTTACATCAGCTGATAATAATAGTGCTTTAGAAAAGAAATTCTTTAGCTTACAACAATATATAGCCACATTTGAAGGAGATTTTCTTGAAGGATTAACAAGAAGGTGGAGAATAATATTAGAGAAATTCAATAAAGAAAAGGGCAAAACTTATGACTTTAGAGATATAGAAATAAAACTAAATAGAAATTTACCTTCTGATAAAGCAACAGACATAACAAATGCATTAAAAGTAAGAGGCTTATTACCAGATGAAACAGTTATAAATTTATTAAATCTTGATTTAGATGCAACAAGTGAATTAGCAAAAATGGATTTACAAAATGAAGAGAACATTCAGAAAAATCTAGAGCAAATGCAAATGATGGGACAAACAGAGGTAGAACAAAACGATAAAGAAGATAAACAAGACAACAAAGTAACAGACTTAACGGATACACAAAAAGCACAGAAATTGACAGCAGATAATAAGAAAGAACAAGAAAAAGCAGTTAATAAGCAAATTAATAAAGAATAGAGGTGTTTTATATGTGGGAGCAACACGATAGCTATATGAAACAATTAAAACAACTATATAATAAAACATCAAAACAAAAACAAAACAGACTTCAAGAATTACTAGATACATTTAATTTTACATCAGAAAATATATATAATATAGCAGATAATAAAACTAAAAAAAGAATAAATAATTACATAGAGCAATGGAAAGAACAGAAACTATTAACAGGCTATTTTGGATTATTAGCAAATAACATTTATGGAAGAACACGAGTAAAGAATAGTGAAATACTAGAATTACTTATTTATAGTGCATACGTAGAAGAACAAAACAAACTTGAAGAGCAAGAAAAACAAATAATGTATGAAGATACAAATTATTACTATGAAGAAGGACAAAAAGAAGTAAATAAAAAGAAAAAGTCATCAATAATTCCGATGGCTTTATTTCTTGCATTATTAGACCAACCTAATTATAGTCGGATTAACTTGGAAACAATATATTGAAACAACAATACAATATAATGCACAACAAATATATAAACAAGTAATTTTAAATATGCAACAACAAAAAGACCTAGAAATCGATTCTAGTGAGTTTCAGACAATAATAAATAGACAAAATAATCAAAAGCTTAATATAAATAATGATAAAATATCAGGTGCAATGGACTTACAAATGATAGGATTAAATAATCTGTCAAAAGTAGAAGGTATAAAGTCAACAACAGAAGATAATTCAAAAGTTAGATTTATAGCAGTAGAAGATGACAAAACAACATTGATGTGTGATAGTTTGAATAACCAAGAATTTTATATTAACAAAGAAAATATATTTGATAGATATTATGGAGAAAATCAAAAAGAATTAAGATTACAAAGAATTAGATGTAATGGATTAGTTTTAGGTTTAAATCTTCCACCTATACAGCATCATTTTCATTACTGCCGTTCAACTATTATATACAATAGTAATTATACAAGTGAAGATTTTAGAAATGGAAATGTTTTAGGAGAAGAACAATATAAATCATTAGAACAATATCTAAAAAGTATGTCTTATAAAATTAACTCAAAATTATATAATAATGAAAAATTATCAGAAGAAGATAAGGAATATATACAAAATTTAGATAATGCATTAAAAGGAATGCCAATATATAAAGGTTGGGTTAAAAGATGTGTTTATGTAAGAGATAGCGAAGATGTCTCAAATATATTGTCTATATTCAATAATGAACAAAAAATAGGACACTGGAATAGTTACATATCTTCAGCGTTAGGTGTATATGATATAAATTTTAAAATGATAATGAAAATAAAGTCTAAGACTGGAAGAAACCTATCTACATTGAATGATGAAGGTGGAGGAGAAATATTATTTATGAGAAATACAGATTTTCAACTAATTGACATAAAAAATAAAAATGGTATAATATATGTTAAATTGGAGGAATTATAGTATGGAAAAGCAAGATAGAAAAATAGAATTAACTAAACAAGAAAAAGTAAGTAGTTTAGAAGCAAAATTTTGGAACGATAAACAAGAAATAGATAAAAATACACCACTTATGAAGAAAATTGAAAAAATATGTAAAGATATAGATTTTAATAATTAAAGACAGCACTTACTAACAAGTAGGTGCTTTTATTATGGAAAGAAGGTGGAAAACAATGAACAATAGAGCAAAATATATAGCCGTAGATGAAGAAAAAAATAACAGAATACAACACGTTAGAGAATGCTTTTCAATTATTTATGATGAAATTGATTTAAAGTGTAAGCCAAGTAGAGAAACATCACTTGCATTAACAAAATTGGAAGAGGCTCAATTTTGGGCTATAAAAGGAATAACAAGGGAGGAAAAATAACATGTGGTTATTAGTTTTAATATTAAGTATTAAATTACAAATGCCAACTTGGTATTGGATTATATTTACTATAATTACAATATTTAGACCATTGATAGGAATGTTTAAATATAGGTTTAATGAAAACTTTTTTGAAGAATACGGAAATAAATAAGTTATCAACATTTTATAATTATAAATTTTTAGACGTAGACGTGCGTCTATTTTTTTATGCCTTTTTACTGGAGCAGGCTATAAAGAACAACAGAATATTAAGTAACAATTTGGGCTATAGAGAACAAATTGAGACAAGGAGAAAAAATGGAAGAAGAAAAGAAAGGAACTGGGGCAGAAATTACACCTGAAACAGAACCAGAAAAAGAAATCTCATTAGATGAATTATTAGCTAGTAATAAAAAATATCAAAGTGAATACGACAAAAAAGTTGCACAAGCTATGAATACAAGACTAGATAATGAAAGAAAAAAATGGGAAGAAGAACAAAAAAACAAATTAGAAGAGGCTGAAAAACTTGCAAAGATGGATGCAGATGAGAAGAAAAACTATGAACTAGAACAATGGAAAACTAGGGCAGAGAAAGCAGAAAAACAAAATTCAATAAATGAATTAAAATCTGAAACTATTAAGCAAGCAACAGCAAAAGGAATACCATTAGATTTTATAACTTTTAACTTTGAATATGAAACAGCTGAAACAATAAAAAGTAAACTAGAAACATTAGAAAAGGCTGTAAAAAGTGAAAGAGAAAAAGTAATAAATGAGTATTCTAAAGAACCACCACCACAAACAGGTGACAATATTGAAGGTTCCAAACCAGAAAGTCAAATGACTTATGAAGAACTTTGCAAATTATCAAAATATAAAAATTAAAGAAAGAAGGTATAAAAAATGGGAGATTACACAAGTACAGGAACATTTAACAAAAAATATTTTAATGAAAGAGCATTTGGTGCTTATTATGACACAATTCCACAAGAAAGATTAAATTTATTAATAAAATCAGGAGTATTACAAGGAAACAACAAAATAAGAGAAATGTTTGCATCACAAACTGGTGCTGAATATGGAATAATTCCAATGATAGGAAGATTAAAAGGTAAACCAGTAAATTATGATGGAAAAACTAAATATGATGAAGGAAAAACATTACCAACATACAAACAAGGTGTTGTTGTTATTGGTAGAAAAGACAAATTCTATGAAGATGATTTTACATACGATGTAACATCTAAAAAAGATTTTATGAGTCAAGTTGCAGACCAACTAGGAGATTATTGGGATAGTGCATGGGAAGATGTATTATTAATTATAACAAAAGCATTATTCTCTATGAAATCTGATGCAGGCAAAGTTTTTGCATCAAAACATACATATGATATATCAGGAGAAACAGAGTCAGCAGTAGCCGAAACTACATTAAATACTGCATTGCAAAAAGCATGTGGTGATAGAAGAAGAAACTTCAAATTAGCAGTGGCAAACTCTGTAATAGTGACAAATCTAGAAGGTAAAAAGTTAGTAACAAATTTAAGATATAATGATCCAAATGGAATCGAAAGAGAATTAAATGTTTATACATGGAATGGAAAATTATTAATTGAATATGATGAAATAACAGAAGAAGAGGGAAAACCAACATATGCAAAAACTTCTGATACATCTTTGACAGAAGGAAAAACATATTATACAAAGAGTGGTTCAGGAGTTAGTACAAAATATACTCCAGTAGAAAACCCTACAGTAGGAGATATTGCAAACTACTATGAAGTTTCAGGATATGGAGATTCTAAGTATGTTACTTATGTTTTCGGAAAAGGAGCATTTGACTATGAAGACTTAGGAGCAAAAGTACCTCATGAAATGGATAGAGATGCTGACAATGATAGAGATTACTTATATGAAAGACAAAGAAAAGTAATGGCTCCTCATGGTGTTAGTTACTTAATGAAAAATCAAGCAACAGATTCACCAACAGATGAAGAATTAGCAGATGGAGCAAACTGGGATTTAGTAGTAGGTTCTGATGGAAATACATATAACCATAAAGAAATTGCTATAGCAAGAATAATCTCAAAAGGATAGAAAGGAAGGCAATAGATGTTAGAACAAATAAAACAAAGATTAGGAGCAAATTATATTGAAAATACAGATAATATAATACAAGACATCATAGTAGATATGACTTCTATTGCCTGTGATGCTTCTAATCGTAAAGAAACTGATAAAAAATTATTTCCATATATAAAAAAAGCTGTTATTTCCGAATACAATGCAAGAGGTGCAGAAGGTCTTTTATCAAGAAATGAAGGAAGTATTTCCTCATCATTCAATGATATAGAAAAGAAACTACGAATAGATGTAGTTTCAATAAGGATATTCAAGTAATGTTATTACGAGATTTAACAAAAGTACATATATCAGAATATGAAGAGATAGAAGACCACGGCGAAACAGAAAAAAAATGGGAATATAAAAGCATAGCTTGGCTAAACATGCAACAAGACGTAAATGAACTAGACAAAAAGTCTACAGGAGAAGTAGATTATAGTATTTATAAAGGTAGAAGTACAAGAGATTACGAAATAGAAAAAGGTGACGGAGTATCATTTGAAGACGTCTCAAAACTAGAGGAGTTTATTCCTGAATATAGAGTATTAGATAAAAATAAAATAGGAAATACATATGTATATAGAATGGAGAAAATGCAAAAATGATAAGCTGTGATATAAAAATAAAACATAATTTCAAAAATATTAATGCTATAATTCAAAAACTACCACAAACTGCAAAAATAATAACTGAAGATATACTAAAAAATATTCAAGGGTATGCAGTAAAACTAGAAAAAAGCCATAAAGAAGATGGTATAATAGTAGAAATGATAGATATGTCTACAAAAGAAGTAAAAGGAAGGGTCTATGCTGACCCTTCTAAATTTATGACTGAAAATGGACAATCTTATTTATGGTTTGAATATTTTGGAACAGGACAATGGGCAGAACAAGAACATATAGGAAAAACAAAACACTTTATTGAATCAGGTTATACAGAATGGTATATACCTATAAACAAAGTAGGAAGAACATTAAATTATCCTATTGTAACAATAAGTGGAAAACAATTTTATGTAGCAGTTCGGAGCAAAAGCAAATCATTTTTTAGGAGATGCAGAATTTAAAAGTAGAAATGAAAATACAGAAATAGTTAAAGAAAAACTGAATGAAATGTTAAAGGAGTGTACAAAATGAAAGATTTAAGTATAAAAGAGTTTAGCGATTTAGTATATGAAAAGCTAGAAAATTTGTATAAAAATAAACCAATTTTAAGTAATCCAAATACAGAAAGTAAATTTCCTATATTGGAATTACACACACCTTTAAAGTCAGTAAATTTAACAGAAAATGGATTTCCAATTCGTTCTACATTTCAAATTTCAATAACTTGTTGGAATGAAAAGCAAAGACAAGCAATGCAAATGACAGACGAAGTTGATACAAAACTTCAAGAATTAAATTTTATAAGGACAAATACCAGTCCTGCAACATATGACCCTATATTGCAAAAATATGGTATAACAATAACATTTGAAGTTCGTTATAATTCTATAACGAGCTCTTTTAATTTAAGATAGGAGGAATTAAAAATGGGAGATGCAGTAACACCAAAAACAACAACACCACAAGTTGCAATGAAAGCAAAGGTATCTTATTCAACAACATTAACAGGAGATAGAATAAGTATAGGTTATGTTCAAAAAGTAGGTCAATTGAAAACTTTAAAAGAAGGACAAACATATAGTGCTCTAGATTTAGAAGAAGAAAGAATGGCAAAAGGAAAAAGAAAAGCAGAGACAGTAGATATTGAAATGATGTTTATTCAAGAAACACATAAAGCTATTCAAGCTATAGCTGATGCAGATACAACTATATTCTTATTCTTAGAATATCCAGAAACAACAGCATCAGTTGATAATAAACCATTAGTTCAGTCAGTAAAATGCACTGTTGATATAGCAGGACAAGAAATGAATGATGGAGACTTTATAAAAGACACAATGAGAGTATATAAAGAGTCAAAAGTAGTAGAAACAGATGGATACCCAGTAGAAGGAGATTCAACAAAATTTTAATAAGGGAAGGCTGAAAAGTCTTCTCTCTTTTGCAAAGGAGAGAAATTAAATGATAATAGAAACAAAAAATAAAACAATTAATTTAGTACTAAAAACAAGAAAAATAGTAGAAATAGCTAATCTACTAAAAAACAAAAACTTCGAAGAAGTATTTACAAAAGCATACTCTATATTAGATGGAGAAGCACTTTCAAAAATAATATTTAAATTAGCAGAAGATGAAGAAGGTAAAAGTGCATTTGCATCATCAAATGAAGTATATGATTTTATAGATGATTGTAGAACAGAAGGAATAACAATAAATGATTTATATGAAAAGATTGCAGAGGCTTTGAATGATGAGGGTTTTTTCAAAAAGAAAATGAACAAGAAAGAACTAAAAGAAATGATATCAAATCCTTTATTAACAATGAATATGAACGATTTAATTCGAAAATCAGCAGAGACAGCTATAGGGGAAATAGCAAAACAAGAATTTCAAACTCACATGGATTAGATAATATTATATTAGATATAAAAAAATCTAATAATCTAGTAGAACTAATTTATTCAATGGAAAGTCTTGCTTACTATTTTGATATGAAACCACAGGAATTTTGGAATAGTAGATATATAGAAATCAATAAATATTGTCAAGCACATTTAATTAAGATAATGGATGATTTAAAAAGGGAAATAATTCTTCAAGAAGCGGTAACCAATAAATTAATAGCAGGTGATTGCATGAATCAAAATGCAAAAATTATATTAATAAAAGATAATTATCCAGAACTTTTTAAGGAAGATGAAGAAGAACAAACTTTAGAAGAGCAAAGAAGAATTTTTAAAGGATAATATAAAAATTGAAATTATCGCAAGAAACGACAAATTTCGACAATAAAATATGATATAATACGACATATAAAAATAGAAGGAGGAATTTGTTATGGAACAAACAAAGAAAAGTGGCTTTGCTACAGCAAGTTTAGTATTAGGAATAATAGGAATATGCACATCATTTATTCCAATAGTAAATAATTTATCATTTATAATGGGAATTTTAGCAGTTATATTTGGTATAGTATCACTAACTAAAAAAGCAAGTAAAGGAATGGCAATAGCAGGAATAATACTTTCAATACTTACAATAATAATAACAATAAATTCACAAAGAGCATTATCAGAAGGATTTAATGAAATAGGTAAAGATTTAGATAAAGTAAGCGGTAATAGTACAGCTGAAATATTAACAAATGATGTAGATGTGACATTAGGTAATTTTGAAGTTACTAAAGATAAGTATGGATTTATAAATACAAAGTTAGTCGTTAATGTAAAAAACAAGACTTCAGAAACAAAATCATTTAATATTCAAGTTGAAGCAATTGATGAAAATGGAAATAGGTTAGCTAATGACTATATTTATGCAAATAGTTTAAATGCAGGACAAAGTCAAGAATTTAAATTGTTTGAATATGTTGAAAGTGATAAACTAGATGCAATACAAAATGCCTCTTTTAAAATAGTAGAAGCATCTATGTATTAATTTTTTTTAAATAAGAAAACACTTACCTAAGTACACTTACCTAAGTAAGTGTTTTCTTATTATATTTAAAACTGCAATCGTATTGGCAGTTTTATTTTTATGACTGAAAGGGGGGAAAAGGGGAAAAATGACGATTGAAGAATTAGATATTATAGTAAATGCAAGTGTAGAAAAAGCAGTAAAAGAATTTAAAAAGCTAACTCCTTCTATAAAAAAGCAATTATCAAAAATACAAAAAGAATTTAACAATGTAAATATAAAAGATATAACTGCAAAGGTAAATATATCACAAGTATCTAAAGAGATGAAAAAAGCCAAAAAACAAATTCAAAATATATTTGATCCAGGTGATATAAGTAATATAATTATTACACATAATAAAAGAAAATTTAAACTAAAAAATATAAATATAAAAGGATATTCAAGAGAATTTGATGCATTAAAAGGTAAAACATACGATATGGGTAAGATGATAGATATATCCAATTATAAAAAGAAATTAGAAAAAGCTAGAATAGAATTAGAAAAGGCTAAAAAAGAAGCAGAAGGAAAATGGCAAGAGATACCAATAGGAAAAGGATTTAAATATGATATTAATTTAAATCAAAAGTTTGTAGATAATTACAATAAAGTAAGTGAAATAGTTTCTAAAACAAAACAAGAACAAACAAAACTAAAACAAGAAATAAATAAAACTAAAGAATCGACAAAAAGTTTAAAGAATACATTTAATCAAATGCCAAAAATAACACAAAATATTACAAATTATATAAAAGGAATGGGCAATAGTTTAAAAGATGGTATTGGAAAAGTATTAAGATATGCAGTTGCTTTGATTGGATTGAGAAGTATATATCAAACATTAAAAAATTGTGCTACTAGTTGGCTATCAAGTCAAAATGCACAAGCACAACAATTAAGTGCTAATATTGAATATATGAAATATGCAATGGGAAGTGTGTTTGCTCCAATAATACAATTTGTAACTAACTTGATATATAACTTAATGAAAGCAGTTCAAAGTTTAGTGTATGCATTTAGTGGAGTAAATATATTCGCAAAAGCTACAGCAAATTCAATGAAAAGTGCATCAAATAGTGCAAAACAAACCAACAAATCATTAAGTAGTGTACATAGCGAAATAAATAATGTTTCAGATAATAATAGTAATGAAAATGGAAGTGCAACACCTAGTATTGATTTATCACAAGTAGATAATTCTATGCTTACATGGGCTAACAAATGGAAAGAAAAACTAAGCAAATTCTTTGCACCATTTAAAGAAGCATGGAATAATCAAGGACAAAAAACAATTAATAGTGCAAAAAATGCTTTTGAAAGAATAAAAGAAGCAGTAATATCTGTAGGAAAATCCTGGAATGAAGTATGGTCTAGTGGTACAGGACAACAAACAATAGAATTGATATTAAAAATATTTCAAAATATATGTGATAGTATAGCGAATATTGCAAATGCATGGAACAATGCATGGAATACTGATAATAAAGGGACAGAATTAATTCAAACAATGTGGGATGCTTTGAATAAACTATTAACTTTAATAGAAATACTAACTAACAAAATAAAAGAATTTACTTCTGATCCTATTGTGCAAGAATATTTTCAAAATGCAATAGAAATGGTGACTAACTTCTTGAAAGCTTTAGGAGGTTTAATTGAGTTTTTAACAGGAGTATTTACTGGTGATTGGGAGAAAGCATGGAGTGGATTAAAAGATTTTGTATCAGGAATATTTGGAATGATATGGAATGTAATAAATAGCAAAATATTAATGGTAAAAGCAATAATATCAAATGTGCTAGAAGGAATAAAAAATACATGGAGTAATATTTGGGATGGAATAAAGAATTTTGCTACTAATATTTGGGACAACTTATTAAATAAGATAGATTCTATATTTCCTGGAATGAGAAACATTATAGAAACTAATATAATTAATGTAAAAAACAAGATAAATGAAGTTTTAAATAGTATAAAATCAATATGGAATAATATTTGGGGTGGAATTAAAAATAAAACTTCTGAAATATGGAATAATATATGGCTTGCGATAAGAAATCCTATAAATTGGATTTTAGGCGGAGTAGAAAAAATGACAAATGGAGTAGTTACAGGAGTAAATAAGGTAATCCGTTCATTAAATAATATGCATTTTAAAATGCCAGATTGGTTAGGTGGAGGTTCTTTTGGTATAAATATGCCTACAATGAGTGGAGTATCTTTACCACGATTAGCAAAAGGTAATGTTGCATATGATGAAACTCTTGCAGTATTTGGTGAATATTCTGGAGCAAGAAGTAACCCAGAAATTACGGCACCACAAAGCATAATGAGAGAAACATTTGAAGATGTTTTATCTAATTATGAAGGTAGTAAGTCAAATAATTCAGGAGAATTAAAGACATTAGTAATTCAATTTGGAAGTACAAAAGTAGCATTAGAAATGGAAAGATTATTGCAACAAGCACGTAGACAAAATGGAACAGCTTATGCAGAAATATAGGAGGAATTTATTATGTTATGGAAAGAACATGGAAAAACAGAAAACTTACCAACACCAAGTACATATTCAGCAGATATAGAAGATACAGACAAAGATAGTTATTCTAGTGTCGTTGATGGTTCATTAATAGATAATCCGATAGCTGTAGGAATGTTAAAGCTTTCTATGAGTTGGGACTTTAATAGTGAAGAAGAAGCGGAGAGTTTAATACAAAAAACATATAAAAATCCATTTATATTAGACATAAAAGTTCCAGTAGTAGAAGGTGGATTTTTAGAAAATGCAAAGTTTAGAGTTTCAAAAAGAAAAGTTGAAATGATAAGTACAGAGAAAGAACAGAGTACTTCCAAAACAAAATGGAAGTGCTCTTTTAATTTAATGCAAAAAGAATTGACAGAAACACAAAAAAGCATAGTGGAGGAGATGAATAGTTAATGTATCAAACAAGTGATAATTATAAATTAAAAATATATAATACACCACACATATTAAAAGTGTTTATAAATGATACAGAGATAAAATCAAAATACATATTAGATTGTAAACCTTCACAACAATTATTTTCTAACGATGAATTTACTCTAGGTTCTGTTACAGCACAAGCAATAGATTTAAAGGTGTATAAAACAGCAGTTCCCGATACTATTAATAAGGTAGAAATTAAAAGTGGAATAACTGGCGAAATTATTCCTGTTGGTATTTTTAATGTAGATGATATTAGTAAAGATGATGATTATACAATAACATTAAAATTACTAGATAATATGATTAAATTTGAGTTTAATTATGATGGTAGTACACTATTGAAAAATAATGGTGGAAAAGCTAATATAATACAAGTATTACAAGATATATGTTCAAAAGCAGGAGTAGAATTAGGTTCTACTTCTTTTTTGAATATGAATAAAGAAATTGCAGTATATGATAGTACAATTTCTGCAAGAGTTTACTTAAGCTATATATCAGAACAAGCAGGGGGATTTGCTTGTATTGGTAGAGATGGAAAACTTTATATAAAAACAATAGGAGAAACAACAGCCACATTACCTTTGAAGTACTTTCAAAACTTTAAATGGGGAGAAAAGTTTAAACTTACTCGTGTTAAATATGAAGATGGAATACAACTATTTGAAAAAGGCAATACAACAGGAAATACTTTATATATAAATCAAGATAACATGTTTATAGTAAACCAAGAGCAAATAGACAACATATATAATAAAATTAAAGATTTAGAAGTCTATAGCTTTGAGGGAGATAGTATTATAGACCCAGCCTTAGACGTTGGAGATATATTATTAATAGGTAATAAAAAAATAATCTACCAAGGTTCTAGTCAATTTTGTGGAAAATGGAAAGCAAGTATAAGTAGCAAAATACAATGTAAAGCTAAAGAAGAAACAATGTCAAGAACACCTTCTCAAAAAACTATGATTAGAAGAGTTCAGAGCAAAATAGACCAAGCAGAAGGAAAAATAACACAATTAACTCAAGAGACAAACGAACATGAAGAAAAAATAACAAAAGTAGAACAAGATGTAAATGGAATAAAGAAAACTATATCTAATAAAGCAGAATATAAAAGAAATTCAGATGGAATAACAGAAGTATATTTAGAAGGTGCAGAAAAAACAGATGTGTTAAAGCTAGAGGTAAAAGGAAATAAAACATATGAAAGTAATTTATTTCCTGGTGAACAATTATTTCCTAGTGAAGGATTGTATTCTAATATGGAAGGAAGTGAACTATTGTGAAATATAAAATAATAGTAGACAAGCAAAGTAGAAAAAATCCTTCAAGTGAAAAGAAAGAATATATAATAGATATAGAAGAACTAAGAACAAAAGGTGATATTTATGATAGTTTAATAATTACAAAAAATGAAGATTATGTAATACGTAGATTGTCATTAAGTGAATTGCAAGTACTAATCGCATTAGAAGAACCAATAAAAGAAGCTTTACCAAATTTAAATATTGAGTTATTTGAGGGAGATAATTATATTTATTTATCTGATATGACAGGAAATAAATTTTATGCAGAATACATAGTAAAAAATGAATTTACGGATATATATGTTACTAATGCTGAAATGAACTCTGCAATTAATCAAAGTGCAAGACAAATAGAATTGAATGTAAATCAAAAATTAACGACATATTCTACATTAGAAGAACTTGAAAATGCAAAAGACGAAGCAATAGAAACATCTAAAGAAAATGTAGATAATAAATTAAAAAATTACAGCACAACAGTAGAAATGAATAGTGCTATTAATATGAAAGCAGAAAGTATAACTAGTTCAGTGAGTAAAACATATAGTACAAAAACAGAAACATCAACAGCAAAGACGGAAGCAATAAATAGTGCAAATTCTAATACAGATAATAAATTAAAAAATTATACAGAAACGACTAAATTAGGAACAGCAATAGAACAAAACTATGAACATGTAAAGCTAGCATGGAACCAAATATCAGAGTTTATTCAAATGATGATAATAAATAATAATGCAAGTTTTGCAATATTAGATAGTAATAAAAAAGTAATGATGTCATTGGATAAAACAGGACAGCACTTTTACAAAAGTGATGGAACTACTATATTTGGAGAAATGGGAGTTAACAAAGAAGATAGTAATAGTTATATTAGCTTTGCAGTTGATGGTGAGTATAGTAAAGATATTTCTGACGGAATGGCCTGGGGAATTAAAACAGCTAGTGATAACAAATTTCATCCCATACTATATATTAAAAATTTTCATATGGGAACAAAACAAAGTGATGACATATATGGACAATTAGTATTAAAATATTGTGATTTAATATTACAGGGAATGAGTACAGGAATACAAACTGGTAATGTTAGAATGTATGGGAATGAATTGAATGGAATTACATTTGAGGATACGCAAAGTGGTAATAGTTTATTTAGTATTGCTCCACCAAATTCACAATTAAGTGGACAAGAGAATGGACTAATTCAAATATTAAGTTCTATTATGTTTTATGCTAATGCTGGAGGAACAAATTCTTTTAAGATTGGATTAGGAAATGAATATGTATTAATAACAGACAATGGATTAATAAGTGTACAAAATGGATCTTTACAATTTGGAACAACAGGGAATGAAGTAAGTTTTTCTTTATACGTTAAAAGTTTAGCAACAATTCATGGAAATTTAGATGTTGAAGGAAATGTATATGCAAATAACATTTCATCAGATAAAAGAATAAAGAAGAATATAAAAAATAGCAATACATGTGCTTTAGATATAATCAAAAAAATTAAACATAAAGAATTTGATAAAAAAGATGATGGAAAACATTATAACATAGGCTATATTGCACAAGATATGGAAAAAATAGACCCTAATTTTGTTATAGTGCGTCCTAAAACAGAAAAGACGGAAGAAAGATATTATATTAATGAATTACCTATCATAGCAACATTAACTAAAGCAATGCAAGAACAACAAGAACAAATAGAACAACAAAATACATTAATAAAATCTTTAATAGAAAGAATAGAAAAATTAGAAGCTAAATAAGGCTTTATTTTTTTGGGAGGAAGATATGGAAAAAATTAATTTTGAAAAAGGAACCCAAGTAAGTCCTGCAAAAGTAATGATAGATAATATTGAGCATGAAGTAACACCTGCAGTATGGAAAGGTAATACTCCGTTATCGCCATTTGTCTTAAATAAATTACAAGATAATATAGAGAATGCTATTGAGAATAAGCGATTAAAGCTTGAAGGAAAGAGTGAGCAAGAGACAAGCACACAAGGAAGAAATATATGTCCAAATAAATGGGAATTAGGAGAATATAATCAAAGCGGCGAAAAGAATGATACAACAGAAAGAGTAAGAATACCTTATTTAGTCCCTTGCAAATCAAATACTATATATTATGTGAATATGTTTTTATCTAACAGTACATACGACATTAAGTTTATATTGAGAAGTTATGATAAATCAAAAGCTTTTATAAAAAACTACAGTACTATTAATAACGCAACAACTTTTACAACAGGAACAGATGAATGTTATTTAGGAATAACAATATATGATGTAAAATCTACTACTTCTGATATTTTAAATTTAATAAAAACAGGAGTTATAAAGCCATTTATCTGTTTAAATAGTGAAACAGATAAAACATATACAGAATTTGTACCTGATAGTCCAAGTCCAGAATATCCTTCACGTATTAGAAATGTAGGAGATAATATAAATTTAGCAGAATACATAAAAAACTTATGGTTTAATAATACTTCACTAAAATTTTTAAATGCTGAAAATACTTATGGATTTGTTGCGAAAGTAAGTCCTAATACACAATATATTATTAATAAAAAATATATAGGAAATAGATTTGTAGTAGTTTCAAGTTCAACATATCCTCAAAATAATACAGATATAGTAAGAATTATATCTGCATCTAATCATAATTTAACTCAATATAAATTTAACACACAAGCAAACGAAAAATATATATTTCTTGGAGTATATGTTGGAACTGATGAAGAAGAGTTAAAGAAAGCAATAAAAGAAGTTAAAATAGAAGAAGGTTCAACAGCAACGTCTTATACTCCTTATGGCTGTGGAAGTATAGATTATGCAATAGAAGATACGAGCAACAATATTTTTAATAAAGATACAGATATAGAATTAGATGGACAATATAGAACTTATAAAAGTGGAAATATAGCAACAAATCAATATTATTATGGTGTAAAAGAAAAAGTAAAAGGAAACAAAGAATATAAAGTTTTTTCATATCAAGATTATTCAAATCTATGTTATTTTGATAAAGATATGAATTATTTGAGTGGAGAACTATTTGGGAAAAATGCAAAGGCAATTATATTTAAAACTCCTTCAAATTGTGAATATATAACTTTAGCAGTTTCAAAAAGTGGTATAAATAAATTTAGTATTACAGAAGCAAAAACAACCCATTGTCCTTTAAGTAAAGGACAAGTAATACATAAAGATGACTATATTATGAATAACAGAGTACATCAAAATAGAAAAACTGTAACACTTACTGGAAATGAGACAATAACAAGAAGAGGCTATGTTGATAGTACTAATAAAACTTATAGATATAGCATAGAATTAGGAGGAAGAGATACAAGTTCAAGAACTAATTTGATTTGTTCACATTTGCCAGTTGATGATCAATACAGCCAAAATAAATCTTTGGTATTTGGTGGAGGTTCAAATGAAGGGAATATAGTATATTTTCAATTTGTATTAGATGAAATAGGAGTAACAGATGTAACTAAAATAAGTGATTATTTAAAATCACAATATGAAAATGGTACACCAGTTATAGTAGAATATAAATTAGCAAAAGAGATAGTAACACCACTAGCAAAAGAACAAATAGAAGCATTGTATGAACTTCAAAAAGCAAAATATGTCGATAAAATGGAATTAACTTGTTTAAACGAAATAGAACCCACATTAGTAGATATAGAAAAAAGTTTAGAAGAGAGCTTATTAGACGTTGAAAAATTATTAGCAATATTGAGTCTAAATAGTTAGGTGGTGAGAAAGTGGAAAAAACAGATATACTTAAGCTTCAAGAAACAGAAGATAGAAGCAAGTCTAATATGAAAAGATTAGATGAGCACGATATAAAATTTAAAGAAATGTCAGAAAAGCTTGAAGATATTCATGAACTCACATATTCTGTTAAAACTATAGCAAATGAAACAAAACTAATGAGAGAAGATGTGAACAAACTAGATATTCGCGTTGGAGATATAGAAAAAGAACCAGCAAAAGAATATAAAGAGTCAAGAAAAGAAATAAGAAAACAAATAATAAGTTTTGTGCTAGGAATAATTTTAATGTTCCTAGCTTTTAAATTGGGTCTAAAAGACTTTGTATAGAAAGGAGATGAGATATATGGAAAAAGTAAAGAAAGTAGCAAAATACTTAACAAATATTTTAGCAATAGTAAGTGCATTAGTTGCAGGTATTAATGCAGTAGAAGGAATAACAATACCTTATGCAATACAAATAGTACAAATTATTGCAGTAGTACAAGGAGTAATAGGTACATATTTATTAGGTCAAAAGATAAGTAATAAGGAGGAAAAATAGATGGAAATAATTGAAACAAATTTAGAATTTAGAAGTCTAGAAAAGAGAAAATTAACAAGAAGAGTAATACTACATCATGCAGAAGCAAGTAATTGTACTGCGGAAGATATACATCGCTGGCATCTAAATAGAGGCTGGAGTGGCGCAGGATATCACTTTTTAGTAAGGAAAGATGGTACTACTTATAGACTTCGTCCAGAAGATTGCGTAGGAGCTCACGCATATGGTTCTAATTATGATAGTATAGGAATTTGTGCAGAAGGTAAGTATAATGAAGAAGAAATGGCAGAGGCACAAAAACAAGCTATAATAGAATTAGTTAGATATTTAGAAAATAAATATAATATGAATACAATTCAAAAACATAAAGATGTCTGTGCTACTTCTTGTCCAGGAAATAATTATCCATTTACAGAAATAGTAAATGGAATTGCTGTAAGTGGAGACGTAGAAGAAGTATTAGATATTACTACTGGAGAGATAGCAACTATACAAAACTATGTAAATGAAAAATACGGCTTTAATATAGCGGTAGACAACATATATGGTAACGAAACAAAAAAAGCTCTTGTAAAAGCATTACAAATTGAATTAAATCTACAATATAACAAAGGTTTAGCTGTAGATGGAATATTTGGTGCAAAATCTAAAGCAGGAGCAATAACAGTAAGACAAGGAGCAGAAGGAAATATCACATACTTAATTCAAGCTATGCTAATATGCCATTCATTTAATATAGATGCAGATGGTATCTTTGGACAAGCTACAGAAAATGCAATAAAAGAATTTCAAGCTAGAAATAGTTTATCTGCAGATGGAATTTGTGGTAGAAATACATTTTATGCATTATTTAGATAAAATAAAAAGGCAGATTTTATTCTGCCTTTATTTCTTTTTTACTAGCAATACAATATCCTTTTTTTGATTCGTATTTATTTCTAAAATTTTCATATTCTTCTTTAGTATGTTTAGAATCGTCAAAAAGTTCTTCTACTTCATTAGTGTGAATATTTAACGCAGAAAAAATCATATTACTTATCACCTCGCTTTCTTTTTATTTTTTATATTTCATCTCAAAATTCTCCTTCTATAGATAATACGTGAAAAATCTCCAAAAGTCAATAAAATCAAGGAATATAATTACTCTAATTCAAAATAAAAAAGGCTTAAAATGGATTGTAATGCGTTGAAATTTAGGCATTTTGAACAAAAAATATTATTTTATGTAAATTGCGTTTTAACAAATTATATGGTATAATATATTTGAATAATTTTATAAAAAACATAAAATTTATTGACTTTTAAAAAAAATATTTTTATAATAATTAAACAAGAATAATTCTTTATAAATTATGCATAATATGAAAGAGGTGAATTGTATGGAAATAGAAAAAAATATGGA